GAGCTTGCCGCTTGAAGGACGAGCCTATGGCCGCTGTGCCTAGTTTGGTTTCTTTAAGCACATCCAAAATATCTGCGTCACCAGCCAGTTCAGCTGCAAGTGAAACGCCTGTGATAATCGTTTCAGTGACCCGTGTATTGTTCATACCATCAAGGCTGCGTTCTTGAGCTTGGGTTTGTATCCAAACCTTGAGTTGCTCCATCGCAACCGCCTGTTCGGTGTCAGTCATATCCTCACGAAAGAGCAGGGTGGTCATAGCGGCTGTATCGCGCTCGAACTGCAAATAGTTTTGCTCTTTTTGATACGCGACATGCTTCTCGCGCCAAGACCTTCTGAATACCTCATTGGCCTTGTTGGCGTTAATTCCAAAGAACTCTGCGACTTCACTATCAGCAAACTCTGAGAAGCCGTTGTTGGCCACAAAGTCCTCTTGGAAGCCAGCTATAAAACTTTCGATTTTGTTGGGGTCGCCATTATGAAACAGCTTCTGGGTTACCAGCGCAGCTTCTAACTCTGCGGCATATCTGGTGGCCATCGTATTGAGTTGTGAAACTCGATAGCCTTTGCGCAGATAAGGGCTGGCTCCTTCATCTATAAGACCTTTCTTAACGGCCTCGCCAAGAGCAATTCTGTTTTCTTGGTATAGGCGTTCACCCTCGCGCATTTCCTTTTCGGCTGCGCGCTGTTCTTGTCTTTGTAGGGCAGGTGTGGCCTTGGCTTCAAATCTCTTCAAGCTATCTGCAAGAGCCTCAAAAGGACTACGGGCCACAACGCCTCTTTGGTAAATATCAACAACATTTGCTGTTGGTGCTACCGACCCAATTTGATTATCAAACGGGTTTGCTACTACGGCTCTTGCCATTCTTAATTCTCCAAATCGGCGTATCGGGCTGTCGTGTCAGCATAATTGACAGCAAAGCCAGCAATCGGTTCGACCACGTTAAATAGCGTTTCAGCAAAGCCGATAGGCTGCATTGAGTTGATGCGGTTCTGAGCTTCGGACTGGAAGCCCAACTTGTTTATTTCTGCTTGTTGCTGCATTCCTTCAAGACGTTGCTGAATGCGGTCCGTCAGGACGCCCTCTGAGCGTTCAAAGTCACTTACTAACCGATCTACATCTACTCCCTGCACACCTGCCCCAGCGGCTGCGGCAGTGGCTGTGCTTTGCGCTTTTAATGACTTTAAATCCGCATCACTTTTTTGCTGTGCTGCTTGTGTTTGTTCTTGTCTTAATCGCAGGTTTGTCTGGCGTGTCTTTAGAAAATAAGCATCATTGGCTGACGCTGCATTTCTAGCCATAGCGTCATTTTGTTTATTTGTTTTATCTATTGCACTGGCAGCACTTGCTACCGCGCCAACGCCTTGAATTATGAGAGATGCAGTTGATGCGGCACCCGCAGACATACCTGCTGCCGCTAATAGTGGTGCGCACATTATGTTATCCTTAAAAATTCATAAAAGAGCCGCTTTTCGGCTCCGTAATCTGTGTGTTTGTTGATGAACGTGAAGCCCATCCATTTAAGCCACCTGATGTGCAAAGTGTTTCTAGCGTCCACGTAATTGTACAAAAGAAAATAATTCTCAGCGAGATAATCTAACGCTGCTTTGCTTCTTCGCAGAAAGGCCATTTGGTATTGATAGATGTCATCTGTAGCGCACATCCAAACGACCCCTGCGTCATCTATAGGCGAAGACGCCACACCGCATAGACCCACTCGCTCACCATCGGGTGAACGCATTGTGAGGGTCATATCGCCAATCATCAGGCTGGTATAAAGGACGCTCAGCGGCGCTTTTCCTGTCGCCGCCAAGCATTCGTTTTTATCAGCTTGTCTGAGTTTTGGGGCAATGTAGTCAACGTCTTCCACCGTTGTTGGCAAAAGATAATTGTTCATATATCGTTGTAACCTAATTTATTGGAGTTTTACCTTGATACGACTTATTGTGGCTATTTTACTCGTTTCTGTGACATCCACTTCCGTTTTCGCAGAAGATTATGCCGTTCAATATAAGTGCCAAGGAACAGGCGGTTTCGCCTCCTTTGAGTCTCTTGAAGGAGAACGGGATATTAACAAAACTGGTCAAGATGGCGAAATATTTATCAGATTTTTAGATATTGCAGCGGAAAGTTTGCTAATTTGGCATCCAAAAGGAAACAATAGAATCTTCGTTCAATCAAAAGTCTATCAAAACTCTGATGGCTCTGAGCAGTCTTATTATTGGAATACTGCAGGTCTAAGTGTTATTTTTAACATAACTGATTTTCAAAATGGTAAGTCTTTTAAGTTACGCAAGATAGCTGAAGCTAGCTTTTATTATATGGTGTCAAATTTTAACTGCAGTGCGCGAAGTTAACCATTTACTCTTCTTGATCTGAGGTGCATCGAACCTTCCCATTCAGCCGATAAGAATTGGCAGGGAAGGTGGCTGTCACTTTCTATGGTAATCCTTTGTCTGTCAGCTTTTGACATAACGGGAAACTTGAAGTCTCCAGATGAAAGAGTGGTGGTTCCAAGCACTGCAGCACCCCCGCCAATAACACGCCCAGTGTAGTTAAATGTACTACCAACACCATTGTTTATGATTGGCGTAAAGCGAGGCAAAACCTTGACTGCAAAGTCTCCGCTATCTTGAAACCGCAGCAACCAATGTTTGATTTGTAAGCGTCCACCTGTAATGGCAACGCGACCACCAGTTGGTGTTGGCTCTTTCAGCGTAGGTTCCGAAAACTCGTATGTCATTGTGTATTTCTCACCGACATAGAACTGAGTTGCTGATTTATCGCCAGCCACAACGATGACGTTGTTGGTGACCGATAAGTTGGTAAGCACTGTGCCTTGGTTGGTTCCACGGGTCACAATCGTTGGTGCTGTAAGCTCATAGGGCAGGGTGATAGTGGTTTGGTTTGTATTTGCATCATAGGTTCTAGTGCAGTTGGTTTCCGCAAACCTGTAGTCCAGCTTCGTGACGTATGTTTGGTCAGTGTCAAAGCGACCAGCATCAAAGTTGATGACGAATAGACAGGTTTTACCTGCCTTGTTCCCGACCACGTACAAGCCACTTTCGATAAACTCAGCGTTCAGTATTTCCAAGCCAGCAAAGGTGTATTTAAACCAAGCTGCCTGTACCTTTTCACGACCAGCAAAGTGATATTTGTACAGATACATTGCGTTGGTTTCTTGGTTTGAGAGGCAGACCAGAGCGTTTTCAGTGGTACTTGCCGCCATCTCAAAGACGCCATCTGGAATGTACTTGGCTACGTGGCTTGTAACATCGGTAGCATCAGAACGGTCTGTATCGTCAATCACGTAGTATTCACGAATTGATGTAAAACCGCCGCGCTTCGCAGCAAAGTAAACTGTATTACCTGCCGCTGCAGGTTTGACTGATGTACTTGCCTCATATTCAGTTGTTTGTGAAATAGAGGTGTTCTTTGGGGTTAAGAAGTCACCGCCCTTTAAAATGAACTGTGTCTGGTCAGAGAATAACAACAGCTTTCTATCGAAGGGAATAGCATGTTTCAGTTCAGACACTTTAGTGTGGCTAGCAGCTACATCGATAGGGTCATCGTCGAGTATCGTTCTTGCAGTTTTAGCAAAGAAATCGAAGTAGGCTGAGGTTCTCGAAAGGTTAACGTTTTCCTCTGACAAAAAGCCAAGGCGATTTTGAAAGAAGAATACGTCAGAAATCTTCTGCCCAACAAAGGTTGGCGTTGGGATTGAAAATGTATCGCCAACGGTCCTGTCACCCCAGTCTGCTTGTTCAAACGTAAATGAACCGTTTGCCTGTCTTATAAGTAGGTGGGGCATAGTGGCCGCGTTTAGCTGATATTTAATGTTTGGTTTAATCCACTCAATCCAAGACCCCTCAGAAACCCTATTCGAGTTGTTTGCTTGGAACTTAACATAGTAATCATCAAAGTTGTTCGTTTGGTCACCTTGGACTTGCACAATGTAACCATCAGGTGCTTGCACAGGTAGATCGTCAAAGCGTTGGATGGTCCCAATCGTGGAGGTCATACCAGTATTTCCCAAGCTATCGTATGTTGCTAGGTCAAAGCTGCCACCATTATTCTTAGTTATCTCAACAGTGCTGCCGTCAGAAGAGGCTGAATAACTACTATTACTGTTAATCGCTGACGCAAGGCGAGAAGCAATATCATCAGTTCTAGTTTCAACCTGATCTGTTGCGCTTGTAGTAATATTCGCTAACACAGAATTGTTTATATAGACCGTATATCGCTGGTTGTAATCTCCCTGCTTTACCGAAATTAATCCAGTAAACGGATAAGATGGTGAGGTTGAACTACTCATTGCAACTGTCTGAGAAGTATTAACAATAAACGTATAGTCAGCCACGGTGACTGCTCTAAAGTCAGCGGTGGGTGTGGAGCTATTTAAATATCCTGTTCCATTGGGGTACGTTACCGTCTTTGCCACCCCATCCAAGTCGGTGACTGTGATTTGGTTAGATGCGTTGATAAAAACAAAATACCGTTCATTGGCATCTCTGTTGATGAGGTGAATGAACGAACCACTGGTGGTACTATTTTTTAGAATAGCTTTATGTTCTAGCGGCGGTCGCTTCTGCAATCCTTCAACCAGTGACGGGAATGCATTTTCCTGTACTTCGGCTTGCGAAGACAACCGCAAGGCGGGGGATTGTTGCGAAACACCTTGAACAAGATTGGGGATGGCGTGACTGATAAGGCTCATTGCATAAGAACCCTTCTGTTAAACCCACGGTTCAACACACGCGCGACAGAGTAGCTGTCCATCATGTTGAAATCTGCGGTGTCGCCTTCGTATTCTCTAAGATTGATAAGCGCCAACTCTTCATCCCTTGAGGTCATCTTGTGGATAGTCTCTGAATTGAGCATCCGATCTGAAAAGATACGGGCGGCGCGAACTGTAATGTACCTTTTGGCAACATCAGGAAGTTCAACAAAATCTTGGTAATAAACGATGTCGGCGTAGACCACATCTGTGAAAGTGTATGAGCGCTCTGTTAAGTCAAAGAGCTTCTCGCTTTTAACCACCGCATTAAAATCAGGTGTATCAATGCGTGATACATTAGCGGGTATTGGTATTTGGCTGTTTGAATTTGGCGTAAGTGGTACGCGCTGTTCTGTATTAAAATGCCACCCCTGACTTTGCACCTCACGACTAACCTCATTCAAGACCTGATTGGCGATTGAAACGTCCGTCACTTGGTTGCCTGTGAGAGTATTTACAGGGGCCTCACCTATGGTGGTTAATAATACGTTTACGGCCTCTAGTTCCGTCATTGACGCTGGTATAGCCATGATTGTCCTCGTGAATAAAAAAATGGGCCAGCCCGTGAGGACTGACCCAAAAAGAATTAAGCAGTTTTGATTTCGACTGCGCATTCTGGGCGAAGGATGCCATGACCCATCGCGTATTTAGCGGCCATCAGTGTACCTTGATACATGATGTTATAGTCGCCTGATGTTTGCTCTACAGCCAAGTCCATCAGCTTCACTGTGCCGATTGCAGATTTCTGCATGACCAGTGCAACGGTTGTTGAGAAGTTACCGTGATAGGTGTTGTTCTCGCCAGATGTTGCTGATGCGATGTTTGTAGATGGTACGTTGTTTGACTTAACAATTTGTATTCCAGCGACACGCAAGACTGTACCGTCTGCGTACACACCAGCACCACCCCAGTCACGGTTAATCACGTTAGTGGTCTGGACTAGGTTGTAGTATTGGGCTGGCTTAACGATTGCCACACGGTCATTTTCTGGAACGTCTTTTTCGTCCATGACCTTTGCCGCTTCAAAGATAGAAGCTGCAAGTGATGCGCCATCAGTATCAGCATCGGAGTCAGTCAAAGCAGAGCCGCCGTTGCCACCTGTAATGGTCGCTGCGCTACGGGCTGCTAGAACACCAACACGCATTGTGCGGGTATCAAACTCTTTTGCCAAAGCCATGCCAAGAAGGCGGCTATATTCGGCGCGTACATCGTAGTGGTTCTTGGCCTCATCGATGTTGGCAATGAAGGTATCAGCAATCAG